TTATGCCGCCTCAACAAATAATTTATTCTCATATAGTTTTTTATTATCAAGATAAAAATTTGAAGTACTATAAGATTTCTTATCAATAGTATAATGTTTTGTCTTAGTCACAGAGCTATCGTATTTTAAACTCCTATTTTCAACATACTTTACATTAAATTTTGAATTTTGAGAAAAAACAGTATCTACAAGTTCCATAGTATCTTTAACAAAATAGTCTTGAAACTCTTCGGTTGGATAGATGCCCATATATTCACAAACTTCATTTAATATGGCTTCATCATATATATTGTCGCCTTTCTTATAAAACATCATACAACCTCCTTAATATTTTTTATTATAGATTTAAAATCTTCGGTTACACAAAATTGTTTTCTATTGACACTATACACATCACTTTGCCCATATCCAGGAAAAGTTCTAATAAATAATGCAATCTCATATCTTTTCTTAAAATAATTGGAATAAAAACACCATTTCTCTTTTTCATTTTTTAATGGTATATACTTATTTTTAGCAATAAGCTCAGATTTTAAATCTTTACAAAATGTTATAAAGTTCACATATTGATCTTCTTCATCAAGATCTAAAACCAAGGAACTATTAACAATTAAATCTGCTTTTAAAATGCAGGCTTCCTCAACATCTATTTTTCTCGCCTTGGGCCAAAAATCTGTAGCTGTGTATTTATTCTTCCAGAAATAAACTCCATGACCCAACCACTCATACTTACCTTTACTACATATAAATTCACCAGATTTTAAAATACCACTACCTTTTTCTTTTGTTGTAGCATGATATACATTATATGTCTGCATTCAAATCACTTTAATTCATTTATTTTATGCTTAAATTCAAGCATAAGTGTTATTATAATATCACAAATAATCAAAAAATACTGTTGATAACTAAAAATAGTTATCAACATTTTTAATTTATTAGCTGTATAATTTATATACCCTACTTTTATTAACCTAATACATTAAAAAATCAGGTTGGGACTTTAGGCGGGAAAGCTACATTACATAATTTTAGAGAAAAATTAAAAAGAACTTGTGTTCTTTTAGAACATTTGCTATTATTTAATTGTGGGCAGGCCTCCAATGGACTACCTACCTTTTGTAATTTATTATTATAGGGACAGTAACAACTGTCCCTATTTTTTTGCAATAAAAAAAGCCTAGGTTAGATCCCTAGGCTGTATATTAAAAGCGTTACAAACATTTAAAATTCTAAGTTTTATAAAAAAGTTATAATCGTACATATCAAAGCCTTAAACCCAGTCAACATCACACTTACAAGGTCAAGGTTCTACAAGGCTCATATAAGCCTTTTTATTTTTTCTTAATACCTTTATATGCCTTATTACTTCTGTTTTCAAGATTTTTATACTCTTTTTCACTGAGTAATCTCTTTGCAGCAGTTTTAAATTCTTCACTATAAGGCATAAGGTTTTTATCCAACAGATTTCTAAGTTTAAAGGCATCTTTTTTTCTCCGCATGTGTGCATGCTATCCGTATTTTCCGTTAACTCTTTTTATAAGCCAAGGCCTATCATAACACCTAGGCTTATATCTTATTGAAAGTTTCATTTCATAAAATCATTTAGCAATTTCCATTTTCCAACGATTTAATTCAAGAACCGAAGCTTCTATCATGTCATCAAGTTCTTTCTCACTTAATTTTATACCTTGTTCGTTTAACCTCATCAAGACATATTGTTTCTTTAATTGTCCTTGGCCTGCCTTTGTGTATATTTGCTCAGCTGCCTTTACTGCTATGTCAACTGCTTCCATTACATTAACAATTTTTTCTTTGCCGTATTTTTGTTTTAAGAGAGGCACCAAGACACCAGTGATTAGCACAGATACAATTGATAAAACTACATAAAAAATATTACTTGCATTCATTTCTATCCTCCATAGATTCTTTAAATTCCTTAATTAGGTCCTCTTTCATTTCCCAGTCTTTAAGATTTTTAAATTCAGTATGTTGCTTAAAAAACTGATGCACTCCCACAGCTGTTGCACCAAGAAAAACTCCTTGACCAATACTCATGAGGATCCAAACAACAATTTGAATGCTATTCATGGGATCCATTCGATTGGCAAGGCTTGTCACTAAGGCAATAGGAATACCTACAATAGATAAAATTGTAGGTATTAGACTATCACTTATTCTATTGGACTTCTTTAAAGCTTTCCCTATCACAACAAGCACAGGAATCATAAAGACCAGTTCAGGACTTAAATATTCCTTTAAACTAAAGACTAAGTCTTGCATCCTATCCCCTCAATTCAACAGTTTGTTTTTCTTGATTCCAACCAACTTGTAAATTTAAGGCTTCTGCAAGGTCTCTTATAGATACATAATTAGTACCTTGAATATTTTTACCTCGCAAGTTAATCTCCTTGCCGTTGTAATTTATTTTTACCTTGTCGGATTTTAATATTTGATCCATAACTTTATCAATCCTTTCCTTAAGTGCCTTTTCTTGCACAGGTACACCAACACTGGACTTTGATAAATCCAATTTTATCTTTATAGGCTCTTGAACATCCTTTAGAAACTTTTCCCAAAGATTTTTTGTAAAAAAAGTTCCAGGACATCTTTTCCTGGAAACATCATAGTGCCTACAAACATTTTTTATAGGAATATTAAATTTAACCCTGAGATTTTTAACTAACTCTACTAAATTTTCATAAGCCTTCTGATAATCTCCATCTGAATTTATACAAAGTTCAATCCCAATTGAAGTGCAGTTCCTAACACCATTTAAAGCCCTACCATGACCTTGATTATCTCCACAATGCCAAGAAGAAAAGCTATCTCCAATAATTTGCACTATCTCATGGTCATCTACAAAATAATGGGCACTTGCATTCCTATTTCCACCACCAAAAAACTTAAAGTGATTAAAAGCGTTGGCTCCTCTTCCAGAATTACCAGTGTCATGGATAACTAAAAATTGGACTTTCTTGCCTTTTCTACTGGAATAGTTATATTTAATCGGCATAAATTTAAACTCTAACATCTTCCACCTCCTATTTAAGCATCGGGAAGAGATATACGACAAAACCGCTAACCAGAATTCCTATTACTACACCAAAAATTTGATTTCGCAGCTTTTCTGATTTCTCTATAGGTCTAACGAAGTGGTCTTCTTCCCTATTCTTTTTAATTTCTTTTATGTCACCTTTTATTTCTTTGGTGTCATTAAGAATCAAGTTCATAGTTGTTTGAATTATTTTTATATTTGTTTCTGAATCATAGAGTCTAGCTTCCACCTTATTAATTCTCTCATTGGTCTTATCTGTTTTTAAATCAACGCTGTCTACCTTTTTCTCTAGTTCAGTAAATTTATCTCTTATATCTTGATCCATATGTCACCCTCTTTTTTGCATTAAAAAAGAACCACTTATCCGTAGTTCTTCTTGTCTTCTATTATATTTCGTATAATTTTTTGTTTTATCTTTTCCATATAATACTCGTTGTCACTATAATAGGTCATCTTATTCAAGTTATAGGCATTCAATTGTTCTAATCTAAAAACTATCGTTTCTACTATACGCATAAGCTTGTAAGCCTGACCGCTTAAATCATAATATCTAGTTAAGTTTTTTTCTGATTTTAAGTTATCAAAATCCCAAAAATCAAAAAGTGAATTGAAAAAAATATTCAATACAGTAAAATTTGAAACAAATAATTCACTCAATTTATTGATTTCCATTTCATTCATTATGTCTACTTCGTCTTCATCAAACGAATATCCTACAATACTTCTTCCAAAATTTCTTAATTCATTGTATCTCTTAAGCCTTAAGCTTTCCTTAAAATTTTTAATACTATGTTCAGAAACTCCTTCTTTAAATACTCTACTCAATTCTTCTGTTAAATAATATAATTCGTGATTTAATAATTGGCCCTCACCAATCAAGAAGTTTATATATTTAATTTTTTCTTGTCTAAAAAACATTTCTTTTTCCAATGCTCTTTGACCTTTTATTTGCTTATAACTAACATATATTGGAATTGAAGCTGCTAACAATGCACCTATTATGCTATTCAAATCAAATGAAATATCCAAAATTATCACTCTCCTCAATACTATTATATCAAGGAGAGTAACTTATAATAATTATTCTTCTTCCATTTTTACTGGCATGCCATCAGCATCAAGTCCTAAAGCCTTTAAGTCTTCTAAGACTGCATCTCTCCAAATCTTTGGCACTTGTCTTACCTTTTTATTTTCAGGATTACAAGTCCTTCTTTGACGAGAAACTAAACCTACATAAAGATCTAACATACTTACACCTCCTTTCCTAGCAAAAAATTTGTATAAAAAAAGACTTGCTACTGCAAATCCAATTAATACACTATTTGATTTTCTTACCATTCTCATCATATCCTTGATTTTTAAGTTCTTCTATGACTGCATCCCTTAAATTTGCAGGAACTAACTTAACTTCCTTGTTCTTAACATCACAAGTTCTCTTTCCTCTAATAACTAATCCCACATATAAATCAATCATGCTTGACCTCCTAAAATAGTTTCATAAATTGTTGCTAAAACTTCATCTGTTTTCTCTGCTCTTTCCAAATTCGTTTCATAATTTGTGGCTACAGCTTCAGCCAAGGCAAGGTTCGAATCATTAATACTTTCAATCCCCTTTAAAATTTCCTTAGGCACATCTTCAGCTTCTCTCAATTCCTTTAGAGACTTCTCGTTTATAAATTCAAACATATTTCCCTCCTACATGTAGGCTCCAACGAATCCGTAAAGATAGAACTCTTCAGTTGCCTTTTCTTTATCAATCCTAATTTCAACACCAACTCCCCACTTGGCAGCTGTCTTCGATGTATTCCTAAAATTATATTTTTGCCCATATAATTCCTCTGGAACAGTTTCCCAAGTTGGCTGAGCATCCATTACATTGGAGCATACCTTTATAGTCATCTTTGCCCCAGGTGCAAGTTCTGCTAAAGGATTTACAATTACCGCAGAAGGCTGCTCTGATAGTTCTTTTTTAAGCCTATACCAGGCATAGGTTAAATTCTTGCTAAAGTCAGCATAGCCTACACCAACTGCATTGTAAGAATCTTTAGCTTCTACCCTTATCTTGTGTTCTCCATTAGGAATTTTCGCAAAATCAATCTTTGGTATTGTCACACTTTGCTTGCCTTTGATTGTTCCAAGGTCCTTTATTTGCACATCGTCTATAAATAATTTTGCAGTGATTTCATCTCCGTCAGGATCTGCTGCTTCAAAGTTTATTGTAAAAGGCTTGTTTTGTTCACCATAATGAGCATTTGTCATTGTCACCACTGGAGCAGTGTTTATCCTCTTAAAGGTATATCTTCTAACTGCAGTGGCACCGCTAGAATCAGTAACTGTAATTTCTATTGTGTTTTGCTCATTTAAAGTTAAGGCATTGAACTTACTATCATCAATATCAATTGGGTAGTCAGATTTTCTTGTTGCATTATTTACTGATGCAATAGTAACTCCATTTAGAGTAACAGTCACATTTAATTGTTGACCACTATCCCCATCATCAACAGAATAGTATCTCTTAAAGGCTTGCTTATAACCACCCCAGTCTTCGTCTTGTCCTGAAATAGTAGGTTCTTGATTTGCAATACCCTCGTAAACGTACCAGTAGCTTCCACTCTTTCCGTCATTAGGATAAGCATTTCTATTAGTTGAGGTTACAGTATCAAGTCTTGAGCCTCTATTGTATGTGATTTTATCTTTTATATAATATACGTCACCGCTTATATATTCACTGGGCCCTTTTGAACTACCACTTTTTTCAACCTGTCCATTAACTATCCTAAAATTAGATTTATGATAATCTCCATTAAAAGTGCCAAATTCTAAAAAATCAGCCTTATATGGTAATCCGCCTCTATACTCATCACTAATAGCTAATATGCAACCAGGTATATATTTGCTCTCAAATAATTTCTCTCTATAATCAATATCGCTGTCTCCTGCACAATAACAGAATTGTCCCTTATAATACCCAATACCTAGAATTTTTTGCCAAGGATCACCATTTCGAATCCCCATTCTACTAAAATAGCCTAAATACTCTTCCTCATATCCTGATTTAAAGCTCTTTTTCTCAAACTTCCCCCATTTATAAGTTGTCATCTTCTATCACTCCTTTCTTAAATCACAAATCTAGCCATCTTGCTATCATAGACACCCTCGAACTCTTCTTCTCCAGTTAATAACTTAAACTGCACTTGGAACCTATTAGTATTAACACCAGTCCCAATTTGAGTACTTTGAGCAGCTAATTGTAATTTTAAATCCTGGATGAGATCCCAGTTCCCTTTGACTGTTTGGCTTGTCCTTCCTCTGCCAGCAAGGTCCCAGTACTCTTCCCAAGTAACAAAGGTCATTGACCTATCAATGTTTATAGTCACATTTTCAACATTAGAAACCACAACTATAATATCCATCATAATCTCAACCATCTCTTGGTTGTGAACAGGAATGTAGTCACTATATTGGTCATAATAAGCAACAGCATATAGAATTTCTCCCTTCCTTGGATCTTGTGCATATAGTCCTAGTTCCTTTAAAAGAAATCCTTCCTTGACCCCATCATTGGATAGGCTAACAGAAATTGTACTTGTCCCATCACCATTAGCCTTTATTCCAGTCATTGTAGCCTCATAAAGTTCGTGCTTAAGTTCTTCCATTTTTAAAAGTTCTTCTGTACTTGTAATTGTTCCATCACCCACAGAAACTTTTGTAAATCGCAACTCTATCCCTATTTGACAAAGTGTCAACAGGTCCCTGCCTGCTTCCGTTAAATAATAACGTCCTCTTTGCATAATTCTTCCTTTCTCATACTCTCAATGCCTGCTTTCTCTCATCATATAGGCCCTCAAAGTCTTCATCTTCTCTTAAATTTTTTAAATTTACAGAAAAATCACTTCTCATCCTAGACCAAATAACTTGCCCCTCATAAAAGAGCTTACTCTTTGTCTTCCCATTTATAATTACTTGTTTTTTACCTCTAAAATCCATGCAACCACCTAATCTATGGCATAAATAGTGTTGGGCTTCTTTGTCTCTAGTGCCTCATAGTCAGCGAGACTCATTTCAACCACATCTGGCTTCTTTGCAAGCTCTTCTTTTAGTTCTTCAGTCCTTTGACAAAGGTCCCCAATCCAGTCCTCAAGGTCTCTTGAATTAGATAAAGCAAGCCACAAGCTAGAAGTCTTATATCCCCTAGTCTTACCCCTAGATAAGTCTTTACCATAAGCAGAATCCCACTTGTTATTCCATTTAGAAATCATATCTCCAGTTACATTGTTTTTCTGTGCCCCTTCTTCAATATTTCTCAGCTTTTCTATGTCAGCTTGAGTAATTAAAGACGGAGAAATTTCTGTGTAAGTAGACCCTGACCACCTATAAATATTTTCACTAGCAAGGTCCACATAAATCTTTCCTTGCTCACCAGGGCTCGGGAATTTACTTTTTGAAGCAAACTCTAAAACATCATCAACATAAGAAGGAAGTTGTGAAGATGGGACTTTTCCGTCATTTCCCAAGCTTGCATAACCTCCTGCCCTTCCTTTATTTGACACATCTTCAGGAGTGTAATCAAGCTTCCCTGCAACAACTTCTTCCTTAGTTGCATAAGTCTTTTTCACATCTTCTGTCTTTGCATAAGGATTTAAATCATAGACCTTAATGGCCTCTTCGGGAAGCTGTTCCTTAGGAACCTTTCCAAGCTCATTAAGAGAAGCATAACCATTGGCAGCACCCCTGTGGATTGTATCTTCCTTCTTGTCTAATTCTGCATTTATAGACTTATTGAATTTATCTAAGTCCACTTTCTTGCTATAAGCTTCCAGTTTCTCTTCAATAGCATCCTTCAAGGTATTTAAAGCTGCAATTTCTGCATAAGTTTTTTCAATATCCTTTGTTTTTGCATAAGGACTTAGATCATAGGTAGTGTCTCTCAAGGCCTCATCAGGCAATTGACTTAGGGGAACTTTTGCATTTCCGTCAAGACTTGCCATCCCATTTGAATTCCCAATTGAATCTTTAATAGAAGCATTAAACTTTAATATTTCTTCCAAAAAGTCTTTTAATAAAGCCTCCTGGTCCTGCAAAAAAATCTTATTTTCATTAAGTAAGCTATCCTTATCTAATTTATTGTTCCAGGCTGTCTTTTCCTTTTCACTAACAAACCTTCTATTCTCGTTAGTCTCAATAATGTCAGCTGAGTGTTTGGCAGGATGCTCATAAATGGTGTCTTGGTCATCAGCAAAGACAAGCTTGCCCTTATCATCAAGCTTTAAAACTTGACTTGTTTTCCCACCATCGGGCCTTACAATCCTCTTAGAAATCTCTCTAAAAATTTCAGTTATGGAATCCTTGTTGCTTTCAAGAGCTTGAGATACTTCCAAGAAAGTATTATAAGCTTCAGGAGCCCCTTCCAGAATATCTTCAACCATCTTGGCAAGTTCAGAAGGTGTAACCTTTAAAAGTTCATCAAGAGGAGTCCCATCTTCTGTGTAAATAGTTGAAGTCAGCATCTTTGGAGATACTCTTGCAAATTTTTGCTGCGTTTCATCCCAGGATAAGAGCCACTTGTCCTTTAAAGTCCTGCTCACAGGTAAGTCCCTTAAATTATCTGTCATACTTCATGTCCACCTCGCTTCCGTCTTCAATTTCCTTCATCATTCCCACATCATCCACAGTCCACACATCAGGCATTCTTGCCCTTCTCTTAAGCCTCTTTCTTACCTGGCCAATTCCATAATAAGTAGATAAATTAAAGACCCTGTCCTCAGGCTTAACTGCCATAATAGTAATCTTCTTGGCTTTTTGCCCATACATTCCATAAAATATTTTCTGGTCTCTAATAAACTTAATTCTTATAAATTGTGTCAAGTTAGCAGGAATAATATCTCTAGCCTTCTTTTGAAAATCATCAAGTTCTAAGTTCAATGATTCTTTTATATTTACCAGTATCTCAATTCCATATTTATCATAGTCAAAAGATAAAATATAATTTCCCTTGCCTAAATATAAATCTAACCACTCTTCAAAGGTTCTGTGGGTCCAAATTCTGGCCATATTCCAAAGGGCATAAATCTTTTTTCTCTGGTCTTCCAGATCACCCTTTATATTCTCATCATCAATTAACTTTTTATAAGCACTTAGTCCAAGTTTATCTGCTGATCCAATATATAAATTTTCCATTAAAGAATTAAATTTCGCCCAAAGATTAGAAAGTTCAATGTTTTCTCTAACTCTTATATTAGTAAATTCAGCACCTTTCCCAATAATATCCTGTGGCAGGTGCCTACCTACATCAACATCGCGATTTATAGAAATCACATCTTCAAGCTCATGGAGATTGACATTATTTACATCAACATTAAATTTCTTATCCATTTCTAACCTCTGTAACAATAACGTCCCCTAATACAGGAAGTTCCTCTTCAGAAAGCCCAAATATTTTTTTATCTGTATCGGTAAACTTAATTGTTTCATAGTCAATAACATCAGCCACATTTAAAACTATGCTAGTTATTTTTGCTAATCTAATATCATTTTCAACATAAATATTAGAATCTACTTTCTCATAAGTTGCCCACTTTTTCCTTTGAGTCTTAAAATATTCCTCTACATCTTTTTCTATCTCTCTTTTTATTTCTTCTAAATTTGAATCTCGAGATTTTAAAATTTCACAAGTAATATTTATTTTCTTTGACTTAGCACCAACTACAGTTACATAGTGACCAATAGGAGCAACTCCCACTCCCTTCTGATGAAAAGGTATAGGATCTATTATTTCTTGGACTTTAGAAATAAGTTCTGATGTCGGCTCTTTAAATTCTGAATCAGTAATAATTAATTTTACTGTCCCACCACCATTCCAAACAGGAATAACTTTCACAAGACCAACACCATCAATGGCCTTTACTTTTTTCCTATAATCATCAATATTGCCACCATAAGCAATAGACTTAATAGTTTCGAAATACCTTTCTCTAAAATCTTCAGTGTCCTCGTCATCTTCACCAAGTATTGCAAGTTTATATATCTCAGCTAAATTAAGATTGCTTATAGTCCTTGTCGGTGTTAATTTACCACCTTCTATGTTTCCAATAGATCCTTCTTCATTACAAATGAGTTCATAAAAAAACAGTTCCTTTTCTTCTTTTTGAAGTTTAGAAACTGTGTAATAAATATCATCTATAAAAAATCTATCGCCAATATTAAGTTTTGCATCAAATCGTCCAATAATAACAGCTTTAGTAGCCTTGTAAGGTTCAATCCCTCTTTCTTTTGCTCTTTCAATAAGCCAATACCTATTAGCTGTATCACCAAAGGCATTTTTAAAAAGAAAATCCAAGTAAGAATATAAAAGAGAAATTTCAATTGCCATTGGTGCAATAGCATCATAAATAACGGATCCTTCCCTCTTATCGAATTCATCTGGAATCCTATCTAAGTTTCTTTCAAGGACATTTTCAAAAGTATTATCATCAAAGATAGGTTCATAAATTCCCCTAGCCAATTCTTATCACCTCTTCTATATCAATTGTTTTTTCAGAAAAAATAGTCTTAACCTTAAATTTCATTCCAAGATTATCTTCCTTACTCCATTCACTTACATAAGAAAAATCAAAAACATCTTCAATTCTGTCATCTAACATCAAAGAATCAGTGATCCTTCTAGTTAAGACTATATAAGCATATTCCTTTCTCTTGCCAAATAAATCTTCCTTCTTAACTCCAAAGCTTGGATAAATAGGATAAACTCCTCTTTCAGTATTAATACATTTATAAATCATCTGCCTTAAAGCTTCTAAATCATCATAAATATAATTTTTGACCCTCTCTTCTTCTATCCACATCTTATGAGTAAAAGAAGGCTGTGGAATTATTTCAATTTCATCACCATACTCATATTCATTGTTAAACTCTGGTATCATTTAACCACCTCTAATCATTAATGTGATTTTTGTGCATCTCATCTTTAATTTTTCCCTTATATGACTCTACACTTCCATGAGTAACAACAACATCACCATGAGGGCAAGTTCCATGTAATGTGCACTTCATTTCACCATTTATAAACTCGTGAGTTCCTTCAAAGTGGTAAGGGATTCCATTGGATCCTTGTGGTTCTGATGCTTCATACATATAAAAATAAGTCTGTCCTCCATCGTTAGAAATGAGAACAAACTTCTTGCCTAAATCTTTTTTAGTAAAAGGTCTATACTTAGGAACAACTAAATATTCTTCTTTGATGTGTAATTTATCATCATTTTCAGGAATAAAATCAAGAGGATCAAGAGAAATCAGCTTACAATAAACAATCTCAGAATTCATTCTTCTTCCTAAATTCTGATTGACTATTTCATCAATAGCACCCTTTAAATCGAAAATTTCATCACTCATTACTTAGGAACTACACCTCCTTGATATCCCCAGCCTCTGTAGTGTTTCCACCAGCCACCGATTTTATGTTTCTTAACAGTAGTGTCAGTCGCATCAATCATCATTCCGTTGCCAACATAAATTCCTACATGACCAAATTTTGGTGAATAAGGACTATTAAAATATACTGCAGCACCAACAGGAATATTGTCCCTGCTTGAACTTACAATCCACTTATTACCAGCAGTCTTTGCACTTCCTGCACTACCATGTATTCCAGCAGATTCATAACAAATTCTAACAAAGCCTTGGCATCTTCCCTTATAAGCTCTTGTTCCTATCATGCTTTCAGCTTTATTTACTATTGTCTGCATCTTCCTATTGCTAGCCTTAGGTAAATCTCTTACTTGTAATTCAGTTGAACCATCAAGTTTATTAGATTTTCTTACAGCCTTTCCAATATCATTAAAATCATTTACATTAGATTCTTTATTTTGTTTTTCCTTGTCCTTAATAATGCCATCAACATCACCAATTTTTTGAATGTCCTTATTCATGACTTCCAAATCCATATAGTGTGCATCATCAAAAAAAGTATGAGTGACTTTTTCAACTAGCATATAAGAATTAATATTGATATCTCCAATAGCCATCATTTCAACAGGAATAACAGAACCCGCACGAACTCTAATATCTCCTATAGCTTCTTTTATTGAAAGGCTTCTGTACTTTCTATTTAAAACTTCCAGAATTTGTGATGCCTTATTTTCAATATCTTCTGCATTGTTTGTTGTAAGGGTGTATTCTAACACTCCCCACTTAGCAATGTTTTTCTCATCTTGCTTCACAACTTTTTTTATAAGCCTACCGTCATCATCAGTTAAATAAACAACAACTCTATTATATGTTCCATCATCAATGCTTGTTTCATAAGAAAAATCTACAATATTGTCATAGCTAATTGGGCAATTTACAATCATCTTATCAGCGGACTTTAGAGAAATTTTCCCACAATCATCAAAAAGTGTATAAATCCTCCCAGTTTGAGAGATGGTTATATCATTTGCAACCTTAACCATATTTAAATATTCTTGGTTTTTTTCAAGCCTTTTAGGAATTTTATATGAGGTGTCTTCAATATCTCCAACTTGTAAATTTCTATCACTACAAATTTGTTTTAATAAATCACTCATAGACTTAGAGGAGTATTGATATGTGTCTCTTGATTTCAAATACCTTATTTGGTCATAACAAACAGTAGAAATAACTTGTCTTTTATCCCTAGTCTTCTTAAAAACATATCCCTTAAAGACAGTTTTGCCATCAATACTAAAACTAACAGGATTACCTTCCTGATAATCAATAATCTCATCTTTTACAACATCAAATTCTAAAATACCAGCCCTAAATCCTCTTTCCCACTTAATAGTGACCTTTCCTTTGATTACAGGCTGGTAAATTTTTCCATTATTTGCAATAAATATTTGATAAATCTTTTCTTTCTGCTTCATTTCTTAAACCTCTTTGCCATTTTATAAATAGTTTTAGGATTAAAAAATGCTTTTGCCACTACTGGGATAGTTAAAGGAGCTGCTGCAATAGCTGTTTTTACAATCTTATTGACTTGTCTTTTATCTGTGCTAGATCCAGTGTCTTTTAACTTAATAGTCTTTAAGGGTTGGTATTCCTTTAAAGTCAAATCAATTAATATATTAGTTCCAATCTTACTATCTTCATCAATGCTATAATCTTCAAGAGTCATATACTTACAAATTGAATTTCTAAGATTAGGATCTGATGTAATTCTTAAGATAACAAACTCAAAGATTTTCTTTTCTTTCTTTAACTCCTCTAGCTTTTTTATAATCTCTTGTTGAGGAGTGTATAAATCTACGCCATCATGTTCTTCTGAAAAGGCATAGAAAGAAAAAGAATATTCTTGTAACTTACTCTTTCTTAAAACTGTATATGTTTCACCATTTACTAGATCATAAAAATCATTCTGTCCACTTATTTTATTCTTTATTTTTGAAGGAGTTATAGGAATTTCCATCCCGTCAATATATAGTTGATAAGGTTTTTTACTCATAATCAACCTCCATTTATGTTCAGAATAAGGTCTTTTAATAACTTTTTATTTGCTTCATCAATAATTTTTTCTGCATCAATATCACTCTTCATATCTCCAGTAAACTGATTATATACTTCAAGCTTAATCTCTTTTGATAAATCATTAATAGCTCTAGTTTCCATAAGCCCCTTTAAAGCAGATAAGTTGTTGTTATCCCATTCACTATCTTTCATTTTGTCATTCATGGACTTTGTATTCTCTGCAATTTCATCAAGAGGATCAGTCATAGCATCAGTGTTTAAAAAATCTTTAGATTCAAGATTATTTTCAAGTTCCTTTTGTCCAACTATATTAGATGCAAAATCTTTCATGGACTTTACCTTATCTTCTCCCCACTTGTAGCCTTTATTGAACCATTCCTTAGTTTCAATTCTTTTTATCTCAGGAACTTCTCTATCAAGAGTAATAGCTTCTTCATTCTTTCCCCAACTAAGAACTTTATTTTGTAATCCTTCAAGACCACCGGACCAATCAGTCCCAAAAATAGCATCAATGATCTTAGTTACAACTTTACCTAAATCTAAAAACCAAGAAATAATATTTCCAATTAAATTCTTAACTGCATCACCAAAGGAATCAAATCCGCCCTTAGCTACATTTAAAACCCATTCTATAATTGATATAAAAGGACTAACAAATCTAGTGTATATAAACTGAATTAGAGCGTTAATAATGCCTATGGCAATATTTAAAATTGTTGCTCCAGCCCAAAGAACTGAGCCAACAATTAAGCCTGTTGCACTATATGTAGCTCCTGTTACCTTATTAATTGCAGCTACAATTCCATAAATAAGCCCAATGACTCCTATGATAATTGCAGGAATCCAAAACAAGGGACTTGCTAAAAGTGCAGCATTAAATCCACCTTGAATAGCTGTCGCCTTACCAGTAGCTATTGCATATAAACTAACTGCCCTTGCCATTAAGAAGTGAGCAGTGGAAGAAATAAAGGCTAAACCATTATTAATTGCAAGAGTGGTTTTATAGATTCCAAAAATAGTTAATAAACCCATAAGAGGTGGTCCAACAATATTAATAGAATTTGCCAACAAGTTAAAACCACTTATTCCTATATCAAGAGCCACAACAAGAAAGTGAGAAAACACCATAATTCCACTTGTAAGACTATTAAAAAATCTTTGAAAGGAGTCTGTATTTATAAAATTATTAAACTTCTTCATTGGTCCCTGTAAACCTAAAATCAATGTATTTGTGAGTTCGGTCTTTAAATCAGAAAAAGATTTAGGGATTTTATTAAATCTTTTCTCTATATCATCTGCACTCTCAAACATAGCTCTTTTAATAACGTCGGCTGTAATTTTACCATCACTTGAAAGTTCTTTTAGCTCTCCCATAGTAACACCCATGGTCTTTGCTATTGCTTGTGCAAGTAGAGGAGCATTTTCTCTTGTTGATACAAATTCATCCCCTTGTAATCTTCCAGAAGCCATTGCCTGTGTTAATTGATACATTGCGGCAGCTTGTTCCTCAGCAGATGCACCGCCAACTTTAAAGTTCTTATTTAAAATCTCACTAAACTTAGTAGCTTCTTCAAGTCCACTAAAGGCATCACCAGCAAGCATTGTAAGCTTTGCAACGGAATCAGCCATATTTTTATAATTGGTTCTTGAATTTTTTGCAGCCTGTGCAATCCTTGACTGAACGTCAAAAAGTTTTTCTCTTTCTCCAAGCATAAAAGAAAGCCTTGAGTTAATACTTGTGAGTTCATCAGAAAGACCAACAAAAGCTTTTATACTTTGAAGACCTGCATAAGCTCCAACAATCCCTATAACTTTACCTTTAATACCACTTAAAAGGCCCTCACTTTCACTAACTGTCTTGTTGTAATTTCTGTGTTCATTTTCTAGATTACTTGTAAAACTTTCCATATTCGCAAGTTCAGCCTGAGCATTTCTAAGAGAACTTAAAGAAGCATCAAGAGAAGATGTATCAATCATATTTTCTGTTGAATCATTTAACTTATATGCTGCTGAAATAACCATATTCATTGACTCAATAACATTTGAAAGAATAGGACTTACATTATTGATCATTGAAATTGTAGTTTGTAAACTCACTTCTTCACCTTCTTTCTAGCCTTTTCTAATTCTTCATTTCTAAATAAAAAACTTGCCATATATATAGCTTGAAGCCCGCTATCCATGGCAAGAAAATCCTCAATTTTTATATTGCCCTTACTTTCCCAAAATAAATTATGAGCGAACCTTAAAAGTGGCTCGCTCTTTATTAGTTTTTTGCATCGCCTATAATTACATCAGGATCATCCATAAATCCTTGTGCTTTCATAAGCTTATCAGTAAATCTTTCGTATTCTCGTCCTTCAAGCATCTTGTCTAAAAGTTCAGAAATATTCATTGCACCATAGGCATTTTGTAATTCTTCACTTTTTAAATTAGGATAGATTATAGTTTCTGAAATCGTATCAACAATAAGTTTCTTAGTATCTACCTTTAAAAGACTTTTATTTTTCTTAACAATTGCAGCATTTTTTAATTCGTCAATTTCCTTAGCACTTAGAAGTCTAAAAGTCCAAGCTACTGGATTCCCATCTTCATCAACAAATCTATCTGATACAACTATTTCAAAGTTTTCTCTTTTTCCCTTTGCCACTTCAGGCATAAAGTAATTTAAGTTTTTCTTCATTTTATCTCTCCTCAATATCTTCGAAAGTTCCTTCGATTTCTTGTTCCAAATGGGAGTTTTCAATATCTAATTTGAAAATTTCACCACCATCTAAATAACATCTCTTTAAAATAAGCCTGTCTTCTCCACCCTCAAAATTAGGATCGTTTTGAGTTAAAAAGATGTCAAAAGATGTTTCCTTTCTTGTCTTCATATATTTAGTTAGAACTTCCATAAAGGCCTTAGTATGTGCATACATAGTAGCCGTGAAAGTTCCCTTAGCACTTCCCCCAACACTTAAATCAACAGGAGTTCCAAGCCTTGGAATAGTTTCTCTATCAATATCAATCTTCGCAGTAATATTTTTTAAATAAAACATTGATTCTCTATTTCCATCAATTACAACAACAGCTTCCCCAAATCTACCATTGATTAAGTCGCCGCGTTCTAAAAATTTATCCATTCTTTACCTCCTATTCCACAATCACATGCATATAAAGTTTTGCCATTGCCATAACTGGATTAATTAAATATTCACAGTAAACAGCATCCTTAGCATCTCCAAGTTCAATCTTTATATCCTCAGGTTCTAAATTAGTAATAGCACCCAGCCCTTGAAGTTTAAGAGCGTGATTATAAATGTCATTCCAGAGAATATTTCTTCCCATTTCGTTGTTTTGTTCCTTATCAAGGTATCTAGTATTAAAAATAGTTGAAACATCATTTCCAACTTGATGAAGCACTCTTATAATTTGATTTTTTGAAAAGTCCTCATTCTTTTTAACACTAAAATCAGTAAAGGAATTAATGTCAGATAAAACTCTTGCTTTGTTATCAACTTCATGGAAAACAAACTGACCTTTTCTAATTGCAGAAATAAGATCTCTTTGTTTCATATTTAGGTCAATTGTATATTCGCCATCATAAATATCATTTCCAACAGTCCTATTTATTTCACAACCAGCTTCAGCACCAGCTACCCAATAAACAAGACCAGCTTCGTTTTCTTTTGCATTAGATCCTACATTTATAACAAGCTCACTATTGGCTTCAAAATTATATAAAGCGGCTTGGAAGTATGCTCCTTCAAGATTAACTCTTCTCTCAACATAGGACTTATACATTCTCTTTATGGCTTCATCAGTTCCTGCATAGGCAACCACATTAATATATTTCTTTTCAAGTTTTTCCAAGAAGTCAGTGTGTGCCTTTGTAGTTTCCTCTCCATTAGTTCCACCACTTAGATTTGCACCAAGGGTTTTAGTCAAAGTTCCTTTAAATACAACATATGGACAATCTGATAATTCTTCTATATTTTTAACTGCAACTTTTTCATAAACTTTAAGAGTTCCAATTTTTAAAGTAACATCAAACTTTTCTTCTTCATCAACATTATTTGCAATAATAACTACAAATTCATTGCCCTTAGTTCCTGAGTGTTTCGCAGTTATTGTAAGAGATTCAAGACTTGCCTTTGCCTTTTCACCTCCAGCATTTAATCTATAAATATAAGCAGTCTTAGCGTGGGCTAAAAATTCTCTTAAAGGCAATAACTCTCTATCTGTATATTCAAGACCAAATAACTCAAGAGATTCCCTTTGTAAATCTGAAGGTTCAACAGTTATAATCTCATCTTCTAAACCAAAACTTAAATTTAAACCACAAGCGACAAAACCTCTTTCTCCAAAAATATTAGAAGGTCTCGCCTTTGAAGAAAAGCAAATATAAGTTCCAGAAAGTACTTTGTTTTGTACTGGAGGATTCCAAGTACCACCACCATAAGCCATTATTTAACCTCCCTATTCATAAAATCTTCATAAAGCTTTAGAGCTTCTTCCTTTGTATATTCCTTACCATCTTCTAAAATTGCATAAAGAGCATCAACATTTCCTATTGGATCTTTAGCATTTAAAAATTGCCCCTTAGTAAAAGTAGGAGCATCAGTCTTTTTATTCATTTTTAATTAAACCCTCCTGTTTAAGTCTTCTCATAAGTGGATCAGGCATCTTCACTTTTTCCATCCAAACATTTAAATCAAAAGTCATGACAAGGTCACCATCAATAATTTTTGTCTCGAGATTTTCACAAGTAACTCCTATATTATTAAGCCTTACCTGCTCCATTCCTGTAAGAAGTGTGAATCTAATTTCTTCTAATCTTAATAAATCATCTTCATCACATCTTAAATAATTAATATTTATAGTGTTATTTAGAAAGAATCTATCGTCAAATTGTCTAATAAGCTCAGTCCTAACGAGATTAATAAAAAAACAAGGAGCCTTAACCCCTTGCTTTTGTCTATCAATTTCAATTCTTATATCAGGAAAGAGCTCTTTGAGTCTATTAATTACAGGCTGTAAAATAACTACCATAACTCTTTAAACCTCTTTTCAAACTTTCTTTGAAAGATCCTATCCATAACTTTTTCTAAGTTTTTTTCAGAAATAGTTAACATAAAAACCCCGTCTTTCCATCCTAAAGTATTTCCACCACGAACAATCCTGTGACCATATTCCACATAGCTTGCATATTCTACATCATTAGAAATTTCAATTTCATAGACACTTCCCTTTTTCTTAACATCATCAATATTCCATGACTCCCTAAGAAAACCAGTGTCAACTGGAGTGTTCTTTACAGTAGCTTGGAAAACTCTTGTGGCAACCTCATAAGTAGCCTCCAGGAAAATTTCATCAGTTACCCTCTTAAATTTTCCTAGACTATTTCTATAATCCTTTAAAACTTTCGTATCAACTTTCATGAAACATCAACCTTTTCAAGCACATATCTTCTATGGGAAAGATGAATTGAAGGAATATCAGAAAATTTATAATGATATACACTTCCGTCACATCTAGTGACAATAACATCAGAACCTTTTGGAATATCTACATGAGGTCCAGTTGTCAAAATATCTTTTCTCTCTGCTTCACTATGACCAATATAATCATCACTGTGAGAAGATGTATTGAAGCTAAGTCTGCATGGTTCGTCTTCTACAAGAGTAACCTTTCTTCTCCTTGTTACTTTGGTTTTCTCATCTTCATAAGTTTCAAGGCAAATTGCAGTTACCCTATCTTCAAATAAAAGCGATAGACTTTTGCCGTAGGAATCATAATCAATTACCATTTTAAGCACCTGTATCTACTGCAAAAAACTTCAAGTCTAGCATCAAATAAATCATTTAACCTATTTTTATAACTTAAAATTTTAGCATCTCTTATTTCTTCATCACTTCTACTATCAAATTCAACCCTAGTATTTTCAATAGTAATTGATTTAGAAACTCTTTCTCTTTTTTCAATAGGTTCTTTAGAATTTTTTAAGTCATCAATTTCTATTTTATTTAGAATTCCTTTGATAGCTATAAAATATTCAATAAATCTATTAGCATCATCTGGGAAGTCTTCCCTGTAGCAAGCCCATCTTAAAGTATCTAAAACCTCATCATGAATAAAATTAAAAAGCTGGGCATCAATTTCATCTCCACCCAACTCTTTAATAATTTTATTTACATTATCAAGGCTAATCATTTTACTTTAGCAACAAAAACTTCATTGCAAGCTTCAAAAGATGGAATTGCTCTTGCAACAGATTTAGTAATTCTTGCTACTGGATCTATTCTTCTATAAATAACAGAAGTTATGAAGTCCTTATTTCTAACATCAATATTAGAAACTTGTGGAAGTTCAACTTCTTCAGCAGTTAAACCAAAATAAGTATTTCCTAACTTAGTTTCAGGCATAAGAATTACAGTATTTGCTTTAACTAGAGGAAGTAGGCTTCCATCTGCAAGTCTATATTTTTCATTGTAAACTGCAACAGTTGGCAAATCTCTTTGGCTTAAAAAGTCATTTAAGTTTTGCATACTTGGCACAATAGAAGAATTAACTCCAAAAATAGCCTTTCTTACTGCTTCAGAATTTAAAATAAGTCTTGAAGTTGCCTTATCCATTAACATTCTACTAGGATTTACCCCAGTGTCTTCAACAATTTTATCTACCCAAGTATCAAGATTATTTAAAGGATCAGCCGTAGCTTCAGACCATCTTGTACTTGTCTTTAAAGTTTCTTGATGAGTTTCTGGCATGTGATAATCAATAACACCTGTAACACCATTTTCATCAAGAGTGAGTTTTCCAGTTTGTAAGATTTCAAATCTCATCATATTAATTCTCTTGTAAACAGAATCAATAGTTAGATCAACATCATTAAAAATCCTATTTAAAACAGCCTGTTCCTCTGCAGGAGTTCTTGGATTTTGAAGCTTAACAATCTCATCTTCTGAAATAAACTTAGAATCCTTGACTAAAAGCATATCTAAAATATTTTTAGCAAATCCACTTCTTCCTGATAACTTTGTATTAGTATCTGGTGCATATACTTCAGCAGTAACAGGAAGTTTATTTCCACCAATAATATATTCGATTTTCAAATCATCAGTCTTTATATTAGGAAATAATAAATTACCAATATTATCTCCCTCTAGTTTTGTTCTTGCGTACTCTCTTAAATCTAAATTCCCGTTATTTAAGTTTAAAATAGCATTAGTTAATTGTTCTGGCATTTATATTTCCTCCTTATACTAATTTAATTTCAGCTAGCTTTGCTTCAGCATTAATTGCTTCAGGAAGCTTATCCTTATAAACATAACCTTCAATAAGAAGAGGTGCTTCCATATCTCCATCAGTTACATCAATATCAAAGGGAATAATTCCCTTAGCTGTTCCATCATTTTTTGGATAAACAGTTCCTGCTTTAACAATATTTCTTCCACTTACATCTTTGCCGCTCCCCTTTTTTAAAGTAACTGTTACAGCTACATAAGGATCAGCAAAAACTAAAACACTATTCTTACCATCATAAGCAATATTCTTTCCTAACATTATTTACCTCCTATTATCCCCATGGATTAAATTTTTCTTCTTGGTCTTCTCTCTTAATAACAGCATCAAAAAGTCCCTTTGGCTTTTCCCTGTTATCTCCTGCAATATTTGGATTTGCTCCTCTAAAGTCATTATTAGCAAATAAAGATTTTAAAGAGTTGTCTTCCCTTAAAGCTTTCATTTGTTCATCAATACCAATAAGCTTTTCATCTTCATATTTGATATCTTGATTATTGAGTAACTTCTTTAATACACCAACATTGTTGACCCTTTGATTATAAAGATACTCAGTAATAGCATTGTCTTTTCTTATAGCTTTTAAATTCTCTTCAGCTTCTTCCTTAGCTTTCTTGTTAGCTTCCTTTAAACTATTAATCTCAGCTTCAAGCTCTTCTTTGTTTCCGCTAAGTTTCTTTAAGCCGTCTATTTGCTTGTCTCTCTTAGAGATTTCACTATTAAGACTTTCCAAACCATCCTTTACTTCCTTATATCTATAACTAGGTACATAATCTTTGTTGACATCTTCCAAAATCTTATCTGCAAGACCTTCATCAATTCCCATTTCTAACAACTTTTCTTTACTTAACATAATTTACCTCCTATTTACGCAATAGTTACTAATCGCCATTTTACAGTTGGCTAACTTTCAAGTTATTTGTCCCACCCCTTTGTGCAAAATATAACTTGTAGCACTTCCTACTTTTTCCAATAAAAAAGCAACTATTTAAGTTTTTTTAATAGTTGCTAATTACATTATTAATTTTTAAACTTTAACCAATCTAATGACTCTAGATCTAATTCAAAGATCCACTCATAGTTATTAATCTCAATTAAACTAATGTTATTAAGATGTAGCCTTTCATAAACTCCATCACTTCTTTTTAAATCTAAAACAATTCCAAAACTATTTCCTTTTTTAAGCTCAATATCATCAGGAATATCTGTAAGAATTAGAGAATAAAAATCCTTAATCTAACAATACCCTTACCTAAGCTTTTAATTTCAGATTCAAGCTGATACAAGAGAAGTTCTGCCTTATCGACATTAAAACTTTCTCTATTGCCCTTTCTATACAAAAGTAGTTTGACATTTTCACCTTTCAAAGTCTTAAACAATGTTTTTCTCATTTCAACTACACCTCTTTAATTACCAGGGTTTAAAATCCTTAACTATATCATATGCTTTTCTCATTAAACTATTTTCTTGTAAAAATTCAATTCCCTTTGGTGTAATAACTGCATCTTCATAATTCTTAAAATATTCTAAGTTTTTATCTATTCCTAGCCTAGGTAAAGAGACAAAAGTTATACCATCTAAATACTTGTCATTAATCAAATTTTTATAAATATAAATTAAATATTCATCAGATATTTTTTCAGGATAAGTTGATAAATCTAAAATCTCTCTATTTGGTTTTTGTCCAGCTTTTAAACACTCGTATAAGTAAGATAAAACATAATAAACAACTGTATAATAGTCATTCTTCGCCATCTCATCACCTCCAATAAAAAAGCACCTCTAACATAATTGTCAGTGTGCTTTTTAAAACCACATTATAGTGCAATCTTTTATTTTTCTTTTCCCTTCAGCCATATCCCTTAAAGCATTTAATGCATTAACTGCATATGGGTAAGCTGAATATTCTTTCTCATCTTTAGGAGAGAGCTTTACTGAATAATCATCAATATTTAAAGAATTTATAGATACTAAACCATGTTCATTCCAATCTTCAGGGTAATATTCGGCATATATCCAATTATTCTTTTTTTCTACGTTTTTTAATTTTAGCATAATACTCACTACTCTCCTTTCTGTAATTGTATTTTTTACTAGCTATTTTATGTGCCTCATCTTGAGTTAATCCCTTAGCTATTAATCTTCTTTCCATTATTTCATGATTTATTAGTGTCAAATCATGTTGTTCCATTTCATCTTGTGCTAGTCTTTGCCAACTTTGGGCAATAGAAAAGTCAGGATCAAATCTTTTCTTAATTCCATAGATATCATGCTCATCATAAAATAAATAATTCTTTATTTCTTCAATAAGTTTTTTATCGTAACCTGTATTTTTTGAAATTCTGTCAATATCAGTTTTCTGCTTTCTTATCTCCTCATAGTAAAGCTGTGCATGATTTCTTGCTTCTTTTGAATAGCTATCAGTTATAGCCCCTGATACATAATCTATTACATTATCATTATACACTTTTTCTGTTAATAAGTCAGCTTTAAAATAGAATTGACCTTGTTCTTGTCTGACTTCTCTTATAACAAACTTCTGATTTCTAGCAAGTAAAACCTCTTTTTGTTCCATGTCAGCAATATCAAATTCTTTTAAATCTATACCATGAACCCCATTAGGTACATTAAATTCAATTACACATGGCTTTGAACTTCCTGTAAAGTCTTGGAAATCTAAGGCAATTTCTTTATCTTTTGTTGTAGATATAAAGCCTTTATCGACTATTTCTTTGCCCTCAATGTTCTTTAAGTATTTGTTTATTGCCTCTTGTGCAGGTTTCGACTTGTTATTATATATATAGGCACTCTTTAAATCATCATACTCAGAATCACTTATATCGCCAATTATTGAGGATATATCTACTGACCTGTATAGAGTTTTTTCTTTTACTATTTGACTTTGAGTTGCTTGGTCTAGTTTTTCTAAATATATTTTATCATCTTCGTTTAGTGGATAATCGGCTATTTCTCCTATACCTCTAAGTTTGTTATTTATCCACATTCCATCGCCTGAGACATACTCTTCTATAGCTTCCTTAGTTTCTGCTTCGGTATACTTAAGTATTTGTTCTTTTGGCACATTAGGAGTATCTCCCTCTTGATTATTATTTGGAAGTTTTTCAACGTACTTCTTATACCACTCTTTATAGGTTAAATCCTCAACCCTAAGGCTCTTCTCAGTCTCAGGATCTCGTGCCATTCTCGTATTTTCTATCTCAGTTTGAATGTCATCGTCATAATAAGGTACTGTCGTCGAGCGGCAATACACATGATAGGGTGGTGCTGTAACTCCTCTTTCATAGTCTTTAACATCAAATACTTTCCCATCTAACTTCCTACAAATATCAGAAGTTCTTAAATCAAGGGTCGCTACTACTTCATACTTTTCTACTCCCATCCTTTCATACATTGCTTTTCTTGATTGAGAATGTATTGCTGAACTTTCTGTTAAAACAAGTCTTTTAGCATTTGATTTACTAACTTTTAATTTATCGGAAATAACTTTTGTGATTTCATCTGGTTTTTTACCTGTAATTAAGCCTTGCCTTAATTCAGTGTCAAGAGTGTTTAAGAGCTTATCTTTTCTCTTCCATATCCTATCAGAAAAGTTTTCTCCATCGTTTGTCCAAGATGTGTTTAAAATATTATTTACAAAGTCTTTAGATAAACTATTTATGTTTTTATATCCTGTAATTCTCTGCAGTTCGTATAAGTCTTTATAATAAGAAGATGTGAATTTATTTGAAAGGTGAGCAAATAATTTCTTTTGTTCCTTATTTAATAGAGTCGCTACCTTTGATTTCATAGACACTTGCATTGCTTGCAGTCTTGATATCCTAACTCTTCTTGAAACTATATCAAGTTCTTTTTCAACATCGGGACTTATAAAACCCTTTGATGCCTTTCTAAACTCATCAAGACCTGATTTAAAGGATCTAATCTCATATTTATTTAAAAGCTTCTTAGCTTCTGCCATACTCACATCTTCCATAGAGTTTAACAGTTTAAATATTTCACTATCAAGGTCTTCAATAGTACTTTCATAAATTTTAAAGATTTCTTTTACATATTCTTCATCACTATCAAATACATCCTTTGTTGATTTTATAAATCTATTCTTCCAGTAATCCGTCATAGTCGGACTCCTCTTTCATCTCTTGGTTTCTTTGCTTTATTTCTTCTTCAACATCATTAACCCAAGGATGATGCTTCATTATAGTTTTTTCAGAAATTATTCCTGATGATTTCTGAGCATTTTCTATTGTCGCAGATTCGTTAATTAAAATATTTCTATCAAAAGTGAAGTCAACTTTTTGATACTTGTAACCCTTATAGAAATTATAAAAATAAAGTAGAATATCTAAACTTACTTTAAATTCAGTTTCCATCTCATTGGCATCTAAATCTATGTTTGTATAAAGAGACTGAATTGTCATTTGATTTACGGCCTTTTGAAATAAGTCTGAATTAGTATCGACACCTCTTCCCACATCAATAATTGTCCTTCTTAATATCTCTAATAGGGTCTGATAATTGCTAATATCCATGTCAACTTTTAATGTGGAAACATCAGCATTGCCAGTTTGTGAATTAGAGGAAAAAGCAAGTATTCCACTTCTGTTTATGCCTTTTCTTATTTCTTTTAAAGATTCTTCGTCGTGTCCACCAATATTTTTTAGAACTAAAATTGTATTTCTTGAATCTTCGTCCATAGAATCCATAAACTTTGAAAGAATTTGATTTATTGCATCTTGTAAAGTCTTAACCCTATTTAGAAGAGGCTGTTCCTGCTCGTCCATTCTAAAATAAATAAGAGGAATTCTACCCCAATTTCCTATTTCATCTCCTATAGTAAAATAAGCTTCTCTACTTGTTAAAATCAATTCTCCATTTTTTTCAACGTATTTATCAATTCCATATAAGTGATAGTATTCAACAATTTGTGTTTCATTATCATCATAATCAACAGAAGTATAAAATCTAATAAAACCACTCAGCCAAGTGTGAAGTTTATCTTCCCAGATAGGTATTATTTCAAGAGGGTCAAACTTCATTAATTTAAAATTGCCCTCAAAATCTATATAGGGATAAATATATCCCATATTAGCAAGTAAGGAATCCTTGCCAACTGACTTTATGAGCTTATGAAATTTTAAGTCAAATAATTCATTTAATTCTTTTTGATAAATTTTATTTTCTGCATTAACACCTATAGGTCTTGTAAGTAGATAATTCTTTTTTTGATCTACTAAAACAGAATATAAGTTATTCACTATTTTATTATTAGGTAAATTATTGACCTCTTCTCTAGTCCCTTTTATTGCACCTATAGCTAATCTCTTTTTGTCTAATATGTCCTGATTATTATTGTAATACCTATAACTTGTTAAGATATCCTTGTAATCTTCACTATTCCTATAATCATCTAGAATCTTTCTAATTATTTTTGGAGATATATTATCCAAAATATAAACCCCCTGCCTCTATTATATTTTCTGCAACTCCAGTAGTTGCATCTTGTGCATCATCATGTGGATTCTTACCTTCTCTTTGATACTCTTTCATACTGACAAAATACTCATTCCACTTGTTGTGCCAGTTGCTTGGGTAATAAATATGTTCCATAACCCAAGTAGCATTGCTAAGTATTCTCGCATTCTTATTATTGCTTTGATGAAATGTTCTTATAATAGTCTTGTGATTGCCAAGTTCTCTCATGTTTCTTTCAACTTGTCTTGCAAATCCTCTTCCACCATTATTCCCTTCAACAAGTGCATTGTTTACTTTGAATTCAGTTAGCCTTTTTGCAACTTCTTTTTCAGTTATTTCCATGTGATCCTTTGTATAATAAACATCTAAAATATAGGCTTCTCTATTTAACACACCATAAATAATATTACAAAGGTAATCATCACCAGTATCTGCAGTGTCACAATAGGACTTAATTTCGGTAAACTTATAATTACCAAACATATTCTTAGGAATTTCATCATAAGTTTTAAAACTTTTATATAAAGTCCCCTTTAAATCAATAGGCTCTTGCTGATAATTAGCAAGAGCAATTTCTGGACTCATTGTTTTTGTTTTAATTGTATAAGACTCATGATTTAAAATATCATCACAAAGCATAGATCCATCATCTTTTATAGCCTTGTATAATATCTGCTTATAACTAATCTTATTTTCATTACAGTGAGAAATAAGCCTACCTGCCAAGTCCTTTGAGTGCCATCTAGTCATAACAACTATAATTTTCCATTCATTGCCTTCTAAACGAGATAGCATTGTGTCTGTAAACCAAGACCATTGTTTATCCCTATTTAGAGAATTATTAGCCTCACTTGCATTCTTTATTAAGTCATCAATTACAATTATATTTGCACCAAAACCTGTTGCAGTTCCTGTTGGAGAAGTTGCTAAATAATTATTGTTCCCCTTTTCCAAACTCCATAGATTGGCTGCACCATCGCCTTGTTTTATGTTTGTTTGTGGAAAAATATCAGAAAAAATAACTTTATCCTTATCTGCCTTTTTCTCTGTGATAGAATCTCTTACCATTTTAGAAAAAGAAGTAGAAAGAGTTTCATTGTATGATCCAGTCATTATTTTTAAAGAGTTATCATTTCCTAAAAGCCACTGTATAAAGTGACCTATTGTAAAAGTCTTCCCATGTCTAAGCTACGGAGGCATATTAACTATGAGAACTTTTTTATCTGAATTTATAAAAGCTTGTAAACTATTGCAAAACTCTTTTAAATAAGCTCTGTCTTCCTTATAAAACTTTGGAGTTTTAAGTTGGCAGTAGTAATAAAAGTCTTTTCTTGCAAGAGCAAGTTTAGCTTGTTTCTTTATCTCATAGTCAATAGCCATAATAAACCTCCTAGTCACTCTTAATTAACTTTCTAAGTTCCTCTACACTCAAATCATCAAAGGGATTATTGGTTTTTATATTTCCTGTGAGATTAATATTTTCAATAAAAGCACCCTGAACCTTAGCTAGTAACTCACTAGTTTTAATTCTGTCCTTCATCTCAACTTCTTCATCTCTAAAAGTCTTAGTCCAGAATTCTTGAATTTCTTTAGCATCAGCAATCTTTTCTTTTTCAATTTTTTTATTGATCTCATTTATATATTCTAAAACAGAAGCTTTGGCAGACTTCGAATTAGAATTTAACCACTCAGCCGCCCTATCTCTTGCTGTACTTTCAGCAAAGCCAGCTTTAATTGCAGATTCAATTATTTTTCCAGTTCTGATGTACTCATCAGCAAACTTTTTATCTCTCGCATTTAATTTCATACACCATCACCTCCAAAAATAAATTTGTGCATAATAAAAGAGACCTGCCTCAGCAAGCCTCTCTTAGGGAGCGTTAATTTGATTGAAATCCATAATTATGAATCCAATAACTATTACATTCTTTCATAATATATACTAGCACACAAAAATCGCACAAAACGCACAAAATTATTTGCCATGGTCATATGCAGAATAATTAAAGTCAAACCCAAAAACATGGAATATATCTACACCTTCTTTATCGCTAGCCCCTGGTATTCTCTCTTTTATTCCAATAGCCCTATATTTTTGACGATTAAATCTTATAACAACCACTTTCTGATCTGGTGTTAAATCATAGTCATTAGGTTGAAATTTTAATTCAGAAGATTTCATACTTTCCATTCCTTTTTCTTTTGGAAGGCTCATAAAATCTTTCCATGTCATTTGTTGCATCTCACCTATTAAGTAAAATAATGCACCATAAGCTCTTTGTTTATCCTTGGATTTTTTAAAAAATTTTATATTATATTTATTACTTCTAGTAATATGTTTAAAAGAAAAAATCGGATAATTTACTATACTACCCGATTTTGTTACTATATTATTATCATTTATACTTTTAATATATTTATTTAACATAATGTTCCTTAAAATAATCTTTTATAACATTTCTATCTATTTCACAACTTTGTTTAGTTTCTTTCCATGGAGTCTCTTTATGAGTCATTTCTCTCAAACCCCATGCAGAGTATTTACCAAAAACATCATAAACTTCTTCCAACAAACCTCGAGTATCATGATCAATCTCTATATTTTCATGTGAAAAATCTGAAATACCAGAAGAACCATTATTTTTAAATTTATAATAAACATTTTCAACAACTGGACCGTGTTTCCATGCCATGATTTTTTCTGGGAAAAGTTGTTTATCAAAAATTGCTAAATAACAACCATCTGCATAATATAACAATTTTTGTAACTTTAAATTTGAAATATCATCTGTATCTTCGTCTTCGAACTCTCTTAACTGATAATTATAGTTCAAAAACCAGTTAGCAATATCCATTGCAGAATACTTAACTTCTTTATTATTTAAATTTTCTGTTACCACAATTATCATCTCCTTTTTATTCAATATATTATATCAAATAAAGTTTTTGTTCGACAAGTGGCACATTTAGTATGTCTATATATAGTAGGACGCTATTCTAAAAATCTATTATGAATCATCCTTGAATAAGACTCGTTTGGACTTCCTAACTGTTTAGAAATATATACCCAACTCTTACCCTCAATGTATCTAAGTTGAAAAACTAATCTTGTCCTAGAGTCTTCTATTCCCTCTATAAAATCTTCTATTTCGAGCCTAAGCTTCTTACATCTTCTAATTCTTCTGATAAGTCTTGCTCTTATCTTTTCTATGTACTTATCATCTTCATAACCCTTAATCTTAAGCTCATATTGGTTATAAGGAAAGTCAGAAGCAGATGCAAGGACTTTGTCAGTTACTTCTTGCCTTTTTAAATTGTTAAGCCTATTCTCTAGTTCTTTAATTTCAAGACATAGGCACTTATATTGCCCTAACTGCTCCTTAGTCATTATTTCCCCCTATAACAATAAATATAGCCTTCCCAAACTTCTATATAGTAGCCTCTTCTTTCATAATAATTTACAATTCTGATTCTATCCCTAAAAGTTTTATAAGGAATTAATAAGCACCTTTGCATTCATCATAAATCCTCTAATAAAATATAGACTTCTGCTATTCCATCTTCTACTGCTGTAATTTTTAGAATATATTCTTCATCACCTTTATATGTGCTGCATAAGACTTCGTCATCTTCATCGTACTCTTTTAATTTTTTTATTAATTCTTTTACAGTCATTTTTCGCTCCGTTTCTACTCAACTCTGCTGCGTTTTACTCAACTCTTAACTGCGAATTTTATAAAACACCGATTATTACCGATTATTTTATGTCACGTTAAAACATTAACATTTCTTAACATTTTCTATTTTCCAAGCTCTTCCAAATAAACCTCAACCCTTGGATTTTCCTTGTCATAAAGAACCCTTGAGCCATCATGTGACACAATAATATTTGCATTGTCATCTTCAATGACTTCAGCTGCAACTAAAATGTCACAAGTGGCTTCTAATAGGTTCACTAAATCAACCCTGTGTCTTGTTGGCATGTAATAAAGACACTGAAGGTTATACTTTCCACTAAGTTTTTGCTTGTATGGTCTTGTAATTTGCCTTAAACAGTCCTTTTCATAAGCAACATAAGCCTTTGAAGGCAGGAGTTTATGATACCCTCCACATTTAACAATTCTTGACGAGTTTTTCTTAGTTATTGGTCTTCCATAAAGTGTTAAGTTCACTAGATATCAACTCCTAACTTCTCAAATCCTGCTTTTTGTTTTTGCATTGCCATTTCTTCAAGGTCTTCTGCAGAATAGGAATCGGTAATCTGCTTAAAGTTCTTAAATTTATTTGTGTTCACAGGTTTAAAATCTCTAAATTTCCCATCACAAAGCTTTACCAAAAAGGAATTTGATGCAGTGTTAAGATCAAAATTATCGCAGACCCATTTGCTTTTAGAAAGCTCCTCAATTAGCTTATTCACGTTAATGTTTGAATTTATCTTTGTGAGGAATTTAGAATCAACCTTAATTTTGAGCATCTTATTTAATAAAGATATAGTGTTATTAGACACACTATCCTTTACTTTACTTTCCTTTACTTTACTTTGTGTATTAATGTCAACATTAACTCCCTTTGTTTGTGTATTGATGTCAACATTAACTCCATTAACATCATTTTTTATTGAATTGTCATTTTCCAAAAACTTATCTAAAACATATAAAGTCGGTTTTGGACTTTTTCTTCTTTTTGTAGCTTCAAAAAAATTTTCTTGGATCTTCTCACTAGTTAGTATCCCTGCCGAATGAAAGAGGTCTTTATCAAAAAATTCCCATAACACTAAGCGTTCAACTACATTATTGAGTAAATCCTTGCTAATACCTGGGAGTCTTTTAAGCATCTGAGCAATTATTAGGTCACTCCACAGAATGAAATATCCTTTTTTATATATCGCACAAAGCAGCTTGACTACAATAATTTCTCCCTTGATGCCAAACTCTCCAGATATAGCTTCAATTTTTTCATCTTCAAAAATATCTACATATAAAGGAAAATAATCCAGACCTTCTTTAACTGGTCTTGCCATTATTATTTCCTTTCTCTAAAATTTCTTATTCAAATGGTGTTCCTTCAAGATTGTTTTCTTGATTTCCAATTGGAAGGTTCTTCATCTCTTCAATTTCACTACAAATCTTTTCATAATCTTGCTTTTGAACTTCGTCAGTTCTCTTATAACCATACTTGTTGAGGATTGGCATAATTAAATCTTTGTTACCTTCTCCCATAGCATACATTCTTCTAGCTTGAGCCTTTGTTATTGTTCCGTCTTGATCTGTATAAGTCTTTTGATATTCGCTGGCTCTGTTTCCTTGTAAGTCCATGTCCTCAATATCTTGAGTAAATACATCAGATAAAGAACCCACTAATAAAGCAGCATCAACAAGTGCCCTCTTCTTAGCCATTTTTAAGACAGTGTTGTCTAGAGTGTATGGATCACCTTTCTTGTATTTAGTTTCCATTGTATTTGCTGCACCAATTCCCTCAGTTATTACATAGTCATCTTTTTTAAGTTGGCATTTTATTTGATATTGGAAAAATCCTTTTTCAAAATCTCTTGTAGATTCTAAAATATCAAATTCAGAAGTTAAGCCTAAAAGCATAACTATTTTCTCAGCTCCAGGCTTTAACATTGTTGGTTTGCTACCAGTCCCTGGAATTAAGCCATAATCATGACCTTGCTTAAACTGACTTTGCACTATTTGTTGGAATTGATTTATCTTGCCTAAAGTGTTTGAAACTGCATTAGCATTTATATTTTCAATGACACTTAAACTATCCATTGTTTTTACTTCAATTTCTTTTGTCATATTAAACCCCTTATCTTATTCTTAAACTTTCTGTTTGGACTAATTCAGCAGCATCTGTGAACAATCCGCTCTTTACCGCTTCTTTTAAATCATTCTTATTTAACTTTCTTTCAATCTTGTAATAATCTTCAGGAATCTTACTTTCATCTAAAATTCTCAAAGATGGAGCATTCTTTTGAATATTAAAAGAAAATAAATCTGTCTTAAATTTTCTTTTATCCAAAACTAGCATTGCATTTTGCAAGTATTCCTTTAGTTGCTTTTGCCTATTTTCAATGGCCTTCCTTTTCTTTGCTAGTCTTTCTTCTTCAGATTTCAGAGCCTCTATATCTCCGTCAAAGTCTCTTAAAACTTTTGCAATATTATCAGCCTTGGTTTCAATTTCATCATCAATATTTTCTAAGGCAGAATTAAGATCTCCCTCTTCAATATCCATGTCTTTTAAATTCAAGTAAATTTCTGTTAGTTCATATAATTGCATAATCTGCCTCCTCTTCTAGCCTAGTAACCTTTATTCCACTCACTTCTTGCGTGCCGTTGATGTTAAAGTTGTTTAAAATCCTATCTACTGTGTAGCAATAGCCGTTTTGTGTAAGCTCATCAACAGTGTGATTTTCAAGTAACATCTTCAAAATCTCTTGATCCTTAAAATCAAGTTCAAATTCAATTTTAAATTTCATAATTTCCCCCTTATTTGTGGTATAATAAAGGCAAATAAAATATATTTTTATTTACTCTTTAGTCCTGTTGTTTAGTCGCTGCAGGACTTTTTTCATTTGCCTTTTTTAAATTAATCATTTCTTCTTTTTTCTCCATAACTCAATGTTTGTGAAACCACATCTCTTGTACATGCAGATATACTATCCATGGCTACATTAATTAAAAGCTTAGCCATATACTCGTCACAAAAAAACACTTCAAAAAATTCTTCTTTTTCGTGATAAACAATTGCTTGCACTTCTTCATACAGCAAGTCTTCAATAATTCTTTGATAAAATTCTATGCTTGCTTTTCTTGGTCCTGTCACGTCATAAAAATCAAATTGTGACTCTAATATTTTGGATATCATCTTCTAGCCTCATCTTTATATTTTTCTAAAATATACTTGTCAACTTCTCTATAATCTTCAATTACTTCTATACCTTTTTCCTTACGATAGTTTTCTCGTTCACCTTCTAAAAACTTATGAAGATCAGCTGTCAAAAACCATTCCCCATCTGGAATATTAAACTTATTTATATAAACCATTAAAACTCCAGTAAAAGTCTTTCTATTGGCTTTCATTTTTTTGCTTTGTGCCATTCTTCCTCCTCTATTGTTATCTTTATAAATTTAATTCCCTTGTTTTTTCCGCTACTTCTTTTTGATATTAGATGACGGACACTGTCATAATCAAAACCACTCATCTTTGAGAGTTCTTTCAATGAATCAGCTACAAAAAGAGGTAGCTCATACTTATCAGGAGTAACTCCTAGATATAATTTCATGACACTAAAAGTTTAAAAAATCCATCTATAATTTCTGTGCCTGCATACAAAAGATAACAAATAAGCTTTACGCTAAATGCAAAAGCCCAGTATGCAAGAATAAAAAGAAGTAAAACTCCTAAGAATCTTCTAATTCCAATAGGTATCTTGTACCAACTAATACTTAAAAATTTCATGTGTATCTCTCCATCCAATCATCTAACCAAACTTTTCTGAAAATTCTTTGCTTGTTCTTCTCTCCGTCTCCCTTCGTCTTAAACCTAATCCTGCCAGATTCCACTTCCTTGTCGAAGGTAGTCCTGCCCATAGTTAAATATTGACAGGCCTCTTCTCTTGTGAAGTTTTCTTTAGGAATAGACATAGTTTCAATCAAAAAATCTAACTTCTTGTTGAGATTACTAATAATTTCTAGTAAATCTTCAGTACTTAAATTTTCCTTTAAACCTTCCATCTGCATCCCCCAATGCTTAATGTAGCTTTCCTAAAATTATTACTTATTAACTTGATATCTATTTATCATTTAACTAATGGTGCTATAATCATCTCAAGGAGGTGATTATATTGAAAAGAGACCTAGACTTAATTCGAGATATGTTAATCAAAATAGAAGATTTAACTCCTTCAAAAGAAGTGGAATTAGAAGATTTTTTAGACCTATCTTCTGACAAAGATAAACTTTATTATCATTTAGAATTAATAACAGATAATAATTTTATTTCATACAACTCCATACCTTGTATGGGAGCTAAATATAATTTATTTACAATTAACAGGTTAACTTCTCAAGGTCATGACTACCTAGATTCAATAAGAGATCCAGAAATATACAAAGAGACCAAATCTAAAATAGGTTCATTAGTTAAATCTTGTTCTCTTGCAGTCTTCCAAGCTACTGCTGAATCTATAATTAAATCTCAATTAGGCATTTAGCCTCATAACAAATAATTTCATTAAAGAGTCTTTCGAGTTTTGAGTACTTAGAAAATAACTCTTCATTTTCTTGATATATATTCGAGTTTATTTCCTCTCTAAGTTCTGTTTTATGTTTTTGAAGGACTCTTATTCTTTCCATATTCATTTCTATTAAAAGAAATGACTTACTTTCCATCTTCCACCTCCTCTCGCTCTGTTTAACAATTGGTTATTCTGCTATCAAAAAAAATTGTATTCACTTCATCATTAGATAAATCTAATGCCTTTGCTAAATTATCTATTTCAGTTCTAGTAAATTCTCTTTCTCCTCTTTCTTTGCGTGAATAAGTTAGTTCATGCACTCCAATAAGATTTGCTAATTGTTTTTGTGATAACTCTTTTTCAAGTCTTGTAATTCTTAATAATTTAAGATTCATTTAATCACCTCTTTCAATAACCATTTGTTATATATATTTTACTAACCGATTGTTATATTGTCAAGTGATTTTTAAAAATAAATTATATTTTTGGTTATACCCGTTTACCGAATGGTATATTTTGGTTATAATTTAATTACCAAAAGTTGTATTAGGTGGTGTGATTATGGATACTTTAGGTAAAAGAATTTTAAAATTATTAAATGATAAAAATTTAACTCAAAAAGAATTAGCAAAAATAGTTGGTACTACTGAAGTATCAATAGGTAGATATGTAAATGACAAAAGAGAGCCTAGTGCTACTATGTTAGCTTCTATTGCCAATGCTCTAAATGTTAGCACTGATTATCTACTTGGTCGCCCAGATGCACACCATATAACTAAAGAAAAATCCAAAGCAACAGAATTAGAAAAAGATTTTCCTGAAGGAGTATCTGTACTTTATAGAGCAAACAAAAACCTCACACCTGAGCAAAAAGAAATGATGTTAAGGATGATTAAGGCAACTTTCTTCGAAGATGAAGAGAAATAAAGAGGGTCTATAACATGGATTATAAAGACATAAATAATAAAAATGAATATATCCATTATAGAGATAATCAAATTTATAAATTAGAAAAGCTTGGTAAAGAATGGACAGATTCAAAATACAAGCAAGCTGTTTTGTTATCTTATTGGTATGAAACTTATGAAAAGCTATTAAGAAAAGAAGAAAACTTTAAACATCAAAAAAAATATTTCAAATATAAAAGAGGTCAAATTCTTTTTGTTAATTTTGGATATAGAATTGGCCATGAATTAGGAGGTAATCATTATTGTGTAGTTGTTTCAAATAATGATTCTACTCATTCAGGCAATGTAACTGTTGTTCCTCTTAGATCCTTTAAAGGCAAAATTAATAAAAGATTTCAAGTTAATTTAGAAGATTCATTGCAAATGTCAATAGCATACAATTTAAAGAAAACAATATCTAGTCTTAAAGAAAGTAGTGAGACTAATAGAACTATTGCTAATACTTTAGAGTATATTTTTAATGCTGAGAGTTCAGACTTAATTTTAGATTCTTTTGATAATTTATTAGAAGAATTTTCAGATGACTATAAAATTGTGAATTTAATTAATGATGTAAGATTTTACCTTTTAAATAACAATACAGATGAACTAAATAATTCTATTGATGATATTAAGTCATTTATTGAAAAAAGGCTTGAAAAAATTGAAAAAGAAATACCTTTAATGAACAATAAGTTATCAAAAGCCTTGGAATTAAATAAGGAATCAATTGCTGATATCAATCAAATAACTACAATAAGTAAATTGAGAATTCTCAATCCACGAAGGAAAGAAGATACCTTATCTAATGTAATATTAGATCCTAAATATATGGACCAAATAAACAACAAAATAAAAGAACTATTTGTTTTTGACAAAAAATAGTTTCTCTTGTATAATATACACATACAAGTCCTATAGGGACATAGTTGTGGGAACACAACCTATTAGATTTTGCGTTTTAGACGCATGGAGATACTTGAGAAATTGAGTATCTCCTTTTTTTATTATTGCTAATATATGGGATTTATTCCCTATATATTTTTTATCTAAAAAAGAACTAAGGTTTGTAATATGAATAATTTAAACTATAACTTGAATTACGCAGTTAGCATGGCACACTGCGTACACAAAAAAATTAAATATGAGGAGAAACTCCTGCCAATTAAGGTAGAGGATATTATCAAATATAGACCAGATATTAAGATAGAAAAAAAAGATCTCTTAGGCTTAGATGGATATAGCATCTATAACTATAAAACTAAAAGGTATCTTATAGCACTAGATGATGTTAACTATGACTTATCACGTCAAAGATTTACCCTTGCCCACGAACTTGGCCATATCTTTCTGCAGCATCACACAAAATATAAATATCTAAGCGACTATGTAAAAGAAAAATCTGCAGATGCCTTTGCAGGAGAACTCTTAATGCCTAGAGAAATGATGTATAAGACAGCAAAGTTTCCACCAAATTATGTCCTGGACTTATATGGAGTTAGTTACAGTGCCTACGAGCAAAGAAAAAGATTTTTAGAAGACATGGAAGGCTTTAGAAGGAAGATAGAAGATGAGAAGTCAGTTTCTTTAAATGATATTATCCAATATACAAAGCACTCATTGATTTTAGATAAATATAAGTTTCAAGAAGTTTAGTTATTCAAAGAAAGGAGAATGTTATGAATAAAGAGAACAATATGATACAAGTTTTTGAAAATAAGGAAGTCCGTTCAAAATGGGATTCAGAAAAAGAAGAGTGGTTTTTTAGTGTAGAAGATGTTGTTTCTGTTTTGACAGAAAGTGTCGACCCAAAACAATATATAAAAAAAATGCGTAATCGTGACAAAGAATTATCTAGCAACTGGGGTACAATTTGTACCCAGGTTAAAATGATTGCTAAAGATGGCAAAAAAAGAAACATCCAAGCTGCTGATATGGAAGGAATATTCAGGATAATTCAATCCATCCCATCTCCTAAAGCTGAGCCTTTTAAATTGTGGTTAGCTAAAGTTGGTAAAGAAAGAATTGATGAAACAATAGATCCCGAGTTGGCAATTCAAAGAGCAAAAGAAACTTATCTTAAAAAAGGTTATGATGAAAAATGGATACAACAAAGAATGATATCCATTAAGGCAAGAAATGAACTCACTGATCAATGGAAATCACACGGAATAAAAGAAGGAATAGAATATGCCTTGCTAACAGATGCATTAACCTTAGAGTGGTCTGGTTTAAAAACCAAGGATTACAAAAATTTGAAGAATATAAAAAAGGGGAATCTAAGGGACAATATGTCGACATTAGAATTAACTTTGAATCAATTAGCTGAAGCAACAACAACTGAGCTCACAAAAACATATAATCCGCAAGGGTTTGACGAAAACGAAAAAATAACAAGACAAGGTGGTAAAATTGCAGGAGATGCAAGAAAAGCCATAGAGGAGAAAACTGGTAAATCTGTTGTAACAAGTAAAAATGCATTAGACTTCACAAAAAATAACTTAGAACTTGACTAAGAATAAATAAAAAAATCCTTGACCCGCGACCAAACGAAATCAAGGAAAATGTCATATATAGAGACTTTCTGTCTCCTTTTATATAATACCATAATTTTATGGTAACTGCATCCCCCAGATGCAAATGTAGCTTTCCTACTAAAATTTTTAGGAGGATATATGTCATATAAAATTTTAAAAAACGGCAAAATTAAAATCATGGGAGACTATAACTTTAATGGCAAAAGATATAGACCCAGTAGAACAATTGGAACAAATTTAGATGGGATCCAATTAAAAGCATTAGTTGCAACTATAGAGGCCGAGTTGTATGAAGAAACAAAGCTAAAGGCATCTGATCCAAATAAAATCTCTGAGCTTGATATTATTGAAGCAAGAGAATGGTATATAGATACCAACGACCTTGAACAAAACACAATAGACTGGTATAGAGATTATATTGGAAAAAGAGTGGGAAATTACTTTAAAAATAAAAAAGTAATTACCTTTACTGAAGCAGATGCAAGAAACTTCTTTGAATTTCTAGAGACTGAGAAGGGGATTAATACCAATAAACCCTTAAGTCAAAAGACAAAGAAACATTATTTGACAGCACTTCATGCACTATTTGAAGAATTAGTTACAAAAAATGTAATAAAGGAAAATCCATTTAAAACTATCAAGATTAAGGTATCTCGTCGTTTAACAAAAAACAGATACTACAACATATCCGAAGTACAAAAACACTTAGAAATACTTTCTGAGCATGCTCCTGTAAGGTATTTCCTATTCTATGTCTTAACTGTAATGTGTGGCTTAAGACCTGCAGAAGCAAGAGGCTTGAAATGGAATAAAATCAACTGGATCGAAAGAAAAATATTAATTGATGAATCCTTAGCAGCAACAGATGCAGGCTATATAACAAAAGGCACTAAAAATGAAGAACCTAGAGAAATAGACTTGATTGATTTAGCAGTTACTTTGCTACAAGTCCATTATAAAAATGAACAAGAAAAATCAAAAGAGTTGAAGTTGAAAACTGATATATTTAATAATTATGTATTCACTAACTCTAGGGGAGAACATATAGGAGAATCCACCTTTAGAAATTGGTGGAAAAACTTTTGTGAAAGATACCATTTGAGGTATGTGCCACCTTATGGATTAAGGCATACAACAGCAACAATGCTTGCTTATAATAACATACCCTTGGCAAACATAGCACAGCAAATGGGACACTTAGACACTTCAACTACCCTAGTGTATATCCACGCAGTAGAAGAAGGAAAGAAAGATATCTTTAATGTTTTAAACGGAACTGTGAAGATGGATTTATTAAAAGTTGAGTAA